CGCCATTAGGTTGTCCAGAAAACGCCTTGACGCAAACTCCCGTCCGACAAAGTTGGCAGACGGCGGGGGCTCGTCAGGGACAAACCTCCCCGCCGGTTGCTGCTTATCCGGGACAAACGGCATTACTGCCAGACCCCGCTAACTCCGCCAACCGTGATGCGGTCGCCAGGCTTGAGGCGCCCAGCCGCCGCCGCTGCTTGCGCCTCCGCCTCAGTGGCAAATGCCGCGCCACCGGCTGGCGCACTCGGCTGGCCGGTTTCATACTGGCGCCACCGCTCGATGTTGGCCTCGATCTGATCGCGATTCTCAACATCAACACCCTGCACGTCGGCCTCCTCGAGCAAGGCTTCGGCCACGCCGGCCTGAATAGACATGATTGCTGGCGGGCTCGTTTCCTCGTTGGCCAGCGAGTCTTTGTACTGCTGAAGTTTCGAGTTCGTCCCCTCTCCAAGATTGCCCGTGGCCATCAGGTTGATGAGCTGATCGTTTAACCCCTTCTTCAGCTTGTCGAATTTGCCAATTTCCTCGTTTATCTTGCTGGTGTCTCCACCGACAGCCCCCGCCAGCCCCGACCACGCGCCGGCTGCCGTGCGCCGCCAGTTAGCCGCAGGGATGCCGGCGCCAAGGAACGAGCCCTCAAGCCCCTCAACAAGCGCGGCAATGTCGCCGGTCTGCTTAATTGATCGACGCAGGGCGTTCCCCGTCGTCACGCGCTGACGGCGTTGCGTTTCTGCGTTCGCCGCGTCCTCGCGGCGCCTGCGGTCGATCTCGTCGCGCCTCTGCTCGATAGCGAGCTGCGCTTGAATCGCGGCCAACTGGTCGGACACTGGATTTTCTGAGCCCTTGGCGCGGTTGTACGCCTCGAACCCTTCAATAGTCATTGGGAACCCAAGAGCCTTCATCCGCGCCAAGATTTCATCCGGCGCGACCGGCTTGGGCTGCTGCATCTGCGCGAGCTGCGCCTCGACAATCTTCTTGCGCATCTCGTTCTCGTCGAACTGCGCGCGAGCCTGCCCGCCTGCGAGCATCGCCTCACCGAACGGCTGCAAAAGCCCTCGCGTTCCTTTCTGGTACGGACCACTGCCGGCGAGCAAAGCGCCCAGAGTCGCCTGCATGACTTGCGGCGGAACCTGCTGCCCCGGTTGCCCGCCGGCTAGACCTGTAGCGAAACGGTTAGCGCCGTTGGCGATCTTCTGCATCCACGCCGGCCCGCGCATCCGCGGCGCCATCGGCCCCTCAGTGCCGGGGATCGCAACGTTGGAGCTGTCGGGGATGCCACCGCCCATCGGCTGACGCCCGCCCATCGGGGGGCGCATCGGCATCGGCCCACCGCTAGGCATCGGCAAGGGACCACCGCCACCATTAATAGGCGGCGTCCACGGTCCACCGATGCCGGGAATTTGCCCCGGATAGCCCATCATCCGACTCCCGAGAAGGCGTTGCAGGAAGTTAGCCATAGAGACCTCCGAAGATGCCGCCGACGCCCGCGCCGATAGCCGTGCCGTAACCGGGGAACATCGAACCCATCTGCGCGCCCGCCATCGCGCCACCCGCCGCACCCGCAAGCCAGTTGCGCTCCATCGGCGTGCTCTGCGTCTCCGAGCCTCCAGGGAAGCCGTTCAAGCGAGCAAGGTAGGCGTCGAGGTTGTTGCCGTACTGGTTCTGGTACTCGCGCTGGAGCCCTTCGTACTGGGCGCCAACACCGGCAAGCTGCCCGATGTCGGCGTAGTCCTGGCTCGCGAGCATTCCAGACAAGGGCACAAGCCCTTGCTGCAAACCGCGCTCGTTCTGATAAGCCGACAAGCGCCGGTTCGCGTCCGTCTCGTATGCCCCGCCATAGATTTGCGTGGCGAGGTTGTTTAGTTGATCCGCACGGAAGGGCTCTCGTGCGCCGAGGTTCCGCCCGCTGCGGGCGAACTCGCTTGTTAGCTGGTTCTGCGTCGCCTGAGCGGCTTGGTTAAACGTCGCGTCAAGGTAAGGATTCGCCCCGCCCTGCACGAACGGGTTTCGCCCCATCATCCCGCCCGACAACCCCTGTGTGGCGTATTGCTGCGCCGCTTGATTGACCGGCGAGCCGTTCAAAGCCCGCTGCTCTGTCATGTTCAGGGCTTGCTGCGTCTGCTGCGAGAACGGAATCACCTGGGGACCGCCGGCCCGGTACAGGCCCGCCGCCCCATACGCGGCTTCGCCGAGATAGTCTCGGAGATAGTCCGGCGCTTCCGTCACCGTGGTCTGCGTTTGCGTTCCTGCGCCCTTGCTCATTGCAGCTCCTTCACGAGAACAACTCCCGCGTTCTCGTAGTCGGTCAAAACTCGTTGCCAGCCCTTACGGCCGATGATCTGTATGGATTTACAGCCCAGGCTTGCTAGCCAGGGCTCGGTGTACTCGCGAAACAAAGCGAGCCCCGCCTCGAGCGGGTGCCCCGCAGCAATCCAGAGCAGCCCGCGCCGCCCCTTGCTCGTCTCTTCGATCTTCGTGATCCAAATCGCTTGCGCCGTGCTGCCGCGACTCATCCCCCACAGCTGCGCCTTCGCGGCCTCGAGCTCGGCCTTCACCCCGTCGCGCGTCCAGTCCCCGCCGTTCACCAGAAACAGGAACGGCTCGATCAACGGCCAGTGCGCCGCAATCTCGTGAGACTTGAGCGTGAAGACTTTAGGCGGGACGGGCGGCGATTGATCCGCCGGAGTTTCTTGCACGGGTCTCTTCTGCCTTGATCGACTTGATTGCCATATCAAACGCGATCTGCCACATCGGGATTCTTGGATCGTCCTTTAGGAACGGCGCCGCCTCAAGTAACGAACCGTATAGCAATGCGTCCGTTGCGTTCGTCGTGAACCAGTTAGTCAGATTTGACCCAGACAGCGGAGTAAGCCGCGCGTAATAGATGCCCTTGATCGTGTAGTTGCCGGGATAGGGTCCGAATATGAAGTTGGTCCCTTCCATCGCAATCAACCGGGGAATCTCCGCCCCAGAACGAACCGGGTAGTTGGCGTAGATTTGATCGGGCGGAACGTGGTCGAGCGACTTCACCGGAGCGCCATCGACATAGGCGTACTTCAGTTGAACCAGCGCCGGACTAGTCGGAATCGTCGCAACGCCGCTCGAAATCGTGACGCTTAGTGCCGTCTCCATCGCCCGGATGCGAAGATCACGGTAGAGCTTCATTTCGGCGTTCTGCGTGAAGTTCGGCAGGAACGTCGAAAGGTCCGAGCGGTTGAGGTAATCGCCGATTGCGGTTTGCAGCGTGGTGTAGGTGGTGATTATAGCCATAGAATGGTCCAATTATCAGGCGTATAATCACGCCTATGAAAGCCAAATGCCCGCATTGCGAAAACCTCCTGCCGGCCTCTCGTTTCTACGCGAACAGAGATCGGCCAAACGGCCTATCCATACTCTGTAAGAACTGCTTCCGCGCTTACGAAGCCACGCCGGAACGGCGCGCAAAGCGCACATGGAACACAATCAAGTTCAGGGCTTCGGGGCGCAACCCTCAGAAGTCCTACCAGCCAATCAGGGTCAGAATTACTCGCGACGAGTTCTTGTCCTGGGCCATCCCCGCATACACGGCATGGATGGCTCAAAACCCCGGCCAGTGCCCGTCGCTAGACAGAATCGACGCAGACGGCGACTACGCCATCGGCAATCTGCGAATACTCGAGCGCGGCGCAAATTCCCGCCTGGCGCGTAACCACCCGAACGTACATGCCCCGCCAGGGGCGGCGTGGTGTCACTCCTGCAAGCAATACTTATCGACCGAAAACTTTTGGAGGCTTGCAAGCGCATTCAACGGCCTTCAGAAGCGGTGCAAACCATGCCAAACAGCGGCTACGCGGCGCCCATGAGCGTGGTCTTGTCGAGGGCGTGAGTTACGTCCTCTTTCGTCTCGTGCCACTCCGCTGCGTAGTCACACTTCCTGTAGTGCGAGAAGCACGGAGCTCCCAGCGTGAAGTGAACAAGGTTCGCCTCTGGCTTGTGCGAATACTCGCCAACTAGCCAGTTCCAATCGAGCGGAACACTGCCAACCTCGTCGTCGTTGAGCCACTGAAACCGATGGAGGAAGCTGCCAGGCGACTCCGAAACAAAATCGCGAGTCAGCACCCGATTACTCGGGTGGCCGCAGTTCCAAAGGATCATGCTGCTGTGGTTCTTCATCGGATAATCGGCGTTATCGCATTCCATCGGAGTGCCGATCATCTTGCGGCGGTGCTTGGTGTGGTAGTCGTGCTTCACCACCATCACGGCCTTCGATTCGTCTCGCAGATCCCACAGCTTTACGAGGTCGTCTCGTAGCAGCATGTCGGAGTCGCAGTAGATCGCCCAGCCTTGATAATCGGCTATACTAGGGACCAAGAACCTTGAGTAGATAAACGCGTTTGTGCCGTCCCTCTGTCCATCAAAGTTTCGCAACATCCGTGAAGCAAGCGGAGCAATGGCGACAGGGACGCTCGTGCAATTGATGATCGACTGCGCGAGGACGTGGTATGCAATTGACTCACGTTGGTCGTAGCCGATAAAAACAGTAGGAATCACTTTATGACCGTCCTCTGTACATGTGGGTGCGGACAACCCGCGCCGATTGCAAAAAAAACCGACCGATCAACCGGACGTGTGAAAGGCTCGCCAATGCGATTCGTTTCAGGGCACAACGCCTTTTCGAAGCGCGTTGCCGTGAAGCACATTCACGACACTACTTGGCGCGCTTGGGCGCACATGAAGTCGAGATGTAACAACCGGAATACTCCTGCGTGGCCGCACTACGGCGGACGCGGAATCACTGTCTGCGAGCGCTGGCAAAAGTTCGATAATTTCCGAGCCGACATGGGCGAGCGTCCGCCAGGCATGTCTCTAGACCGAATCGACAATAATTCTGGCTATTCGCCTGATAACTGTCGTTGGGCTACGAGAACGCAGCAAGCGAACAACAAGCGATCCAATATCAACATCACGTATCAACGTGCGACCCATTCACTCGCCAAATGGGCGGAACTGTTTGGGATCAATTACGGCACTCTTTGGACCCGCTACCGCGCTGGAGACGCGCCTCCTCACATCTTTCGCCGTGCCGAATAGCTAAAGCTTGTCTCCGTTCACCGCTTCGAGGCGTTGTTTCGCATACCCGATGACGTAGAACCCCTTCGGGCCGTTCACTTGAACCGTCTGGATGTCAAAGCGACTCCAGAGCTTCGGCAACCACCACTCCATCGGCTCCTGAATCAGATGTGCGTTGCGCCCGTCTGACAGAACCTTGACCGCCGGCCCCGTGTGGATCGTGCAGAACAGCACCATCTCCGTGACCCGCGCCAAGTCGTCCAGAACGTTGTCGAGGAATTCCGGCTCGATGTGCTCGAGCACGTCGATGCAGGCGACCATCTGAGCGGGCACGGGAGGTTCTGAATACTCCAAAACTCCCGCGTCATACGCCTGGTAAGTGATCTTGTGCTTCGGCTGAATGTGCTTGTAGAGATTCAGCAGCGACCCACACCCGTAGTCCAGCAGGTGGTTGATCTCGAGCCGGTTGATGATTTCCGTCACCAGCGGCGCGTGTTTGATGCTCGCCGTGCCGTAAGACCCGGTGGCGTGCAGGG